ATGACAACAAAACCGATATTTTGCGTACCAGTTGTGCCAGCAAGAGCAGCAAGGTTGCCTGTACCGTCCGATTGGAAGACGTTACCTGCCAAGAGAGGACCCGTGAACAGGGTCCCCGGTTGTACCGGGGAGCCATTTGGGTTGGGGTAAAACCCCGGTTGCATGTCATTGACAACAGTAGCCATGGGTCAACTCCTTATGAGGTTGGGAAGGAGCCCCAGATGGCACGCCAGTTATAGTAGCCGAAGCTGTAACGCTCATAGCCCTTAACCAGCAAGTTATCTGTGACAAAATCAACTTGCATGTCCGTCTCAAATTTGACACGCTCCATATAGGAGAGACCGTCAATGTTTGTGAGAAGGAACCAAGGATAGGCCGAGGTCAAGAAGTCGTTGACCATGTAGCCTTCTGGCAAGCCACCGGCCGTGAAACCGATAGCGTTCACGTCATTATCCGCAGTCCCGGGACGCAGCTCAGTCTTGGTCAGACGGATAGCTACTGGCTCGTTTTGAGGAGCAATGATGAGCCTGCGACCGCGAGCAAACACCTTCAGACCAGCTTGGTCCTTGAAGTTGGTACGGATGGAAATCATAGCGTTCAACAACGTAGCTTCATTCAAATCTACGTTGGTTGTCGGTACGTTTGACACCGTGCCACCGTCAATAGGATGTGATGCGGAGCAGAGAGCCTGTCCGTCACCGCCAACTGCGGCGTTGTAAGTGGTTGCAGTGTTCAGGATGTTTGCGCCATAAATTTCCTTGGTCTGCTGGAAAGATTCAATCAGACCGAGGTTAGAAGGTGCAAACTGGGTTTTGTACAGGTTGTCGTCAATTGCTTTACGGGTAATTGCGTAACCGAGAGCAATTTCAGTGTGTTCCTGATTGTAGACATAACGCTCACCAGCGTTGTTATCAAAAGCGGTCTGACCGCCTTCAGTCTTCAACTGCGCCAAGCCGAGGTAACGCATTTCAGCGGTGCGTTCCAAAGCCATGCGTGATTCATGCTTGGTGAAGATTTTGTCATACTGAGATGGGATCATCTCGTACTTGCCTTCAACCCCACGGAGGCCGGGGAGGAGAAGGTCTTTAATTGCCGATAAATTGACAGCCATTTTACCTTACTCCTTATACGCCAGTAAAGTTACGGGTTACGACATTGTTGAAGGAAACAATTGCGTAATCGTAAGCCTGACCGCTGGACAACGTGCCCTGTACACCGGGCGGGTCATTGATAAGACCAACCACTTTGAATGGTGCATAGACGTTGTAAGTTGAAGTGTTGATAGTGGTGGTATCCAGATACGCGCCAGAAAGGCCGTTAGCTGTGTTACCCGAGCCAATCACAAAGCCGATGGTGGAGTTAACGTCAGCAATTGCCAAGCCAGTAGAGTCTGACTGTGCAACAAACTTAGCGTTAGGATCATTGACAATGTAGACAGTGACATAGTTGCCGGAAGCAACGTCAGAGCCGGGCCAATAGTTTGACCAAACAGTACGCTTCTGAGAAACCGAAAGGTATTGGCAACCTTGGAAGATGCCTGCAATGCCGAGAGCAGCAGGAGTAGCACCAGTAGAAGCAGAACGGGCAACAGTGCCGTCTGACTGCCAAGTTACTGGGTCACCATAGTAGATAGCGCTGGCGTTATAGTTAGCAATGGCTGCAACCTGTTCATAGGTCGGAGCCGAACCAGTGCCCTGATATTGACGGAAACCGAATGGCGCTGATACGTTAGCCATGATGGTTCCTCCTTTTTACAGGAAAGTCCATCATCTCGCACCGGGGAGACTCAAAGACCGGAAATAGGCGGTCCTTCCGCGCCGGGGGAAGGTTGACTTATTAAGTCATGCTATTTGTCATAACATATGTCATGACATGAAGTAAAGGGGGCTGTCGCCCCCTTTTTTGACATTAGTCCCGTGGCACAGGAACAGACTCGTAGCTGTTTTTGACACGAGCCTGTGCTTGCGGATGGTTGCGCTCAAAGTGGCCTTGCGGTGCCTCATTAAGCTGTTGCTGTTTAGCAATAACCTGATCCCGCGCACGTTTCTTATCCAAATGCTGCATCTTCTCAGTGATACTAAGCGGACGTTGCATCAAGATCATGCCCTTACGCTCAATAATAGCGTTTTTAGTGCCTAAAGGCATTGTTTCTGGGTGGCGAGATGATGGAACAGGCTCCCAACCAGTGTAATGAAGCTGTGTCAGATAAGAAGATTGCTCCTGACCCATAACTTCTTTACGTTTCCACTCGTAAGACCAACCATCCGGTGGCCGTGGTGCTGCAAACTCGTCTACGCCCTGATCTACATCACCAATGTTGTTCAAAATTTCCGCCGCACGGCGTTCTGCCGCAATACGGGGATCTTCTTCACGCAATGGTGGACGCATGGAAGGACGGTCTACAGGAGGAAGGACATCTTCCACCTTAGCAGCTACGGATTCCACAATTTCATTAACGTCTTTTGTCATTTCTTCCAATGATTTAGACAATAATGACGGTTTGCGGACTTGTTTTGTGCGCCGTGGCGCTCTTGATTCGGTGTTCATGGTTTGTTCCTTTAATTCCGATTACGCTCATCTTGAAGAATGTCGTAATATTCCTTTGGTGTAAGGCCACTAATCTTAGCAGCCTCTACTTGTTCTGCTGTAAGCCGAATTGTGCGCGTGTTTGACGAGCCAACCGTGCCAGAACGGGATACTGGCGCGGCAGCAGGTGCAGATCGGCGCTGTGTCGGAGCAGATGCTGCCGACATAACGCTTTCCGGCTCCTCATAACGCGGTTCTTGGCGCGTTTGCTGCTTATTCAAGCCCAAACGGTTTTCCAAAAACCCAAAATACGCATCTGATTCGGGTATAATACCGTGGTCAATTGCGTCTTCATGCGCCCGTGCCATGATTCGGATGGTGCGAGAGTCTTGAATGTGTGACCTATTGCGTTCCAACCATTGTGCAGAACGTGGCGTGACACGCTGGATAAGGTCATCCACCGTGGGGCCATCATCACGCGGCTGTTCAACCGGCTTAACAGGCTCACGCTTCATTTCATCCAGCCCGTTTTGGAGCTGAACCATCTTGTTAATGTTGAGTTGGAACCGTTCCTGCATTTCAACAGCACGGTCATAGTCGCCGACGACCATAAGCTCTTTAATATTAGCTTTTAGGTAGTCTTGCTCACGCTTTAAGTTGTCCAAAGCGCTGCTAACGAGGCTGATTCGGTGTTCACCCGTCTCATTTGCAGCCTTTGTTGCAGCCGTTTGTGCCTCACGAGCCCGTTTTTCGGCTTCTTGACGCGCCAAACGCTCTTCTTCCAGCTTTTTCCGTAGTTCCTCAATGCCTTCTTCCGGCGCAATGCCGGTGTTATCTTGTGATTCTTCTGCTGCAACAACCTCAATTTCAGGCTCTTCCGCAGTAACTTCTTCACTGATAACTTCAACTTGAGGTTCTAGCTCTTTTTCAGTTTGCTTTTTTCTTGGCATATTTTACTCCTTACCAAACGCGGTCTGGGTGATCTACGCGGCCCTTAATGTTGACATCCTCAATCATCCGGCAAAGAACGCCGTTGACTGTGATGCTCCAACCATCAGTAGGACGCATGACAACCCAGTCATTTATGTCAATTTTTACGCCTTTAAACCATTCACCGGCATGATCCTCAAATGCGGACATGCCCTTTTTCAGCACCAAGCCAACTTTGCCTTGGAACCGATCTTCGTCACGGTGCTTTTCTGTCAGAAAAATACCAGATTTAGTTTTCTCGGGGCGGAGATAAACCGCCACAAGCAGTTGATTATTAAACACTTCTACTTCTGAAATGTCCCCAATCTCATTTAAGATTTCCTCGGCTGGATTGGTGTCATGACTCATTACCATATACGGCATTTAAACCCCCTAAGTTCTGCCATTCACGAGTGATTCGGCTTCCGAGATCAGCTGTATTGCTGCGCGTAAGCCTTCTACCTTCCCCACCCACTTGTTGTAGGTGTTGAAATTAAAACTTTCTGTGTGATGAGCTGTGGTTAAATTTTCTTTAATCCGCTCTATTTCTTCTTCTATCATCTTAATTGCTTCATTCATAAGTAAGGTATTGTAAGTTAACATATATTTGCCCCCGGCATTTCCCCCTTGAGATTAGAGGGACGGAAGCCAAGGGGGGCTTGCTCCCGTCCCATACACAACCCGGTGAGGAGTGGTTGCGTATTATTTGCGCTTTTTGTAAGCGGCGATGTCAGATTTCTCCAAACGGCCTTCACCAGAAGCCG